CATCTCGAAAAGCTGGAAGGTCGAAATGGTGCTACGGCTCATGGCTCAACCCCTTGCGATGCCGCTGATTATAGCGATTTTCGCCAAGGGAGTAAAGTATATAATTCCCGAAATTCTCTGTCTGTAACTCTGGGAGCGACTGACAATGCAGCTCGCATTCGGCGCCGGGGCGCTGTGGGGCAACCGCACCGACGTCACCGGATCCGGCATCGGCCCCGACCAGTTCGGCATCCTGCAGGACGTCGAGATCGACTGGGACTGGACCACCAAGGAATTGTGGGGTCAGTTCCAGTTCCCGGTCGATATCGCACGCGGCCAGGGCAAGATCACCGGCAAGGCCAAATTCGCCCGCATCTTCGGTGCGATCTACGGCGATTTGTTCTTTGGCGAGACGCCGGCGAGCGGGCAATTGACCGTCTCCGAGAACGAGGCCGTCACGGTGCCGGCGACGACGCCCTACACGGTGACGGTCACCAATGCCGCCACTTACGTTGACGACCTCGGAGTGCTCTATGCAGCGGGCGCCGAGGCCGGCAACCGCTTCACTCGGGTGACGACGCCATCGGCGGCGGGGCAGTATTCGGTCAATCCGGCGAGCGGCATCTACACGTTTGCCGCCGCCGATGCCGGCGCGGCGCTGTCCATCAGCTACCTGTACAACACCACCGCGGGCAAGAAGCTGGTCTTGACCAACCAGTTGATGGGTTACACGCCGACCTTCAAGGCGACGTTCTACACCACGAAGACGACGCAGAGCGTGCCGGCCGGCCTCGCGCTTGTGCTGAACGCCTGCACCGCCACCAAACTGTCATTGCCGACAAAGATCGACGATTACGAGATCCAGGAATTCGATTTCAGCGCCTTTGCCGACGCGACGGGCGCGATCGGCACGCTGTCGGTCAACGAGTAGCGGCGATGCGCGAGGCAATATCTCTCGGCGGTCGGCAGTTCGAGCTGCGGCCACTGAAGCTCGGCCAGCTGCGCCACGTCCTCGATGCACTCGACGCGATGGCCGGCAAGTCGGGTGGCGGGCTGATCGAGGCGGCGGCACGGATCGTCGCCGCCGGTCTGCTGCCCGTTCACCCCGATCTGACGTCCGAAGCCATCCTCGACCTCGAAGCGACGGTTGACGAGCTCAACATGGCAGTGGCATCGATCCTACGCGTCGCCGGGTTGCGTCCGACGGATGATACGCCGGGGGAAGCGTCGCCGGTGGCGGGAAACTTGGCGCCGTCTACGGCGCCCTCGCCACCGGCTGCGGCTACTCCTACCCCGTGATCGATGCGATGACGCTGGTCGAGGCCGGCGAAATCTTCTCGTACTGGGAGCGACACCCGCCGGCGCATTTGATGTTGCAAACGATCGCCCGGCTGTTCGGCTGGGTGCCGCAGGCGGCCCCTGCCGCCGCGATGTCGATCGGGGACATCGCCGCGGCGGCGCCGCCTGGCCTCGTAGTCGCTCGCGGCGGCGAGTTCGGCATGCCGGCACCGCTCGATCTGGAGAGACTGCGTGCCAAGAACCGGGCGCGGGTCCTCGCCATTGCCCGCCGCAACAGTGCCGTGACCGGCGCCTGAGGCTCACTGCCCCGGCTTTTCCCCTTTCGTTGCGAGGTGATCCTTGGCTAACGAGGTGCAGTTCAAGCTGGTGTTCGGCGACAGCGGCGCGATCGCCCAGCGCGACGCGGAGCGGATCACGCGGCCCTATCAACGCGCCTTCGACCAGATCGGTGCCGGCTGGCGGTCGACGGCGGTCGGGCTCGTCGAAGGCACGCTGAATTTCCAGACAGCGGCGCTACGCGTCGCCCGCTCGGTCGAGCGCGGCTTCATCAGCATGGCCCAAACCACGCTGTCGCGCGCCGCCGCCGGGCCGCTTTCATCGCTCCTCGGTCTTGCCGCGCCCACCGCCGGCCAGGGCGTCGGCGATGTCCTCGGCACCGCCGTCAGCCGCTGGATCTTCGGAGCGCCGCAGCAATTGGGGCAGACCGCGGCCTCGACCGTCAACACCACGGCGCTTGCCGCCAACACCGCGGCGCTTGGCGCGCTGACCGCCGCGCTCGGCGCCTCGACCGCGACGACCGGTGCCGGCGCGCTCGGCAGTCTCGCCAGCGCCGCCTCGCTTGCCGGCGGCACCGCCACGGTCGGCTCGGCGGCGGGCAGCGGCGGCCTCTTCGGCTTCCTCGGCGGGCTGTTCGCCTTTGCCGGCGGCGGCATCGTGCCGTCGGCGGCGGGCGGCTGGGCCTTGCCCAACTTTGCCGGTGCGCGGCCGGCACTCTTGCACGCCCGCGAGATGGTGCTGCCGGCGCCGATCAGCGAGGGCCTGCAGAACATGCTGGGGCAGGGCGGCGGTGGGGCGGGAGGCGACATGCATCTGCATTTTCACGGCCCCGCCGACGGGCCGGCGGTCCAGCGCTGGTTCACCGGACTGATGGCGCGCAATCCCGGGGTGGTGCGCAACATGCTGTGCTCCAACGCGCTCACCCCCCGCACACTCTGAGCGACTGCACCAGTGACCGCGATCTTTCCGACATTGCCCGGTCTCGCCTGGTCGGTGACGAAGGCGCCGCGCTTTGCCACCCGCATCCAGCGTGCCGTCACCGGCCGCGAGCTGCGCGTTGTCGACCAGGCCTCGCCGATCTGGACCTGGACCCTGACCTATTCGCTCTTGCGCGACAAATGGGACAATCGCGGCCCGGGCGGACTCGGCGCCGGCTACGACGAACTGCGCACGCTTGCCGGGTTTTTTCTGCAGCAGCAGGGCGCTTTGCAGCCGTTCCTGTTCGACGATCCGAGCGATGACGCTGTCAGCGCGCAATTGCTGAGCATCGGCGACGGCGTCACCAGCAGCTTTCAATTGCAGCGCAACATGGGCGGCTTCGCCGAGGCGATCACCGCTCCCAACACGGTGAGTGCGGTGTTCTTCAACGGCGTGCGCCAAGCCGCGGGGCAATACACCGTTAATGCCGACAGCGGCTTCTTGACATTCGTCGCGCCGCCGCCGGCGGGGATCTCCGTCACTGCTGACTTCACCTATTACTTTCGCGTCCGCTTCACCGATGATACCGCGGAGTTCGAGAATTTCATGTTCCAGCTGTGGCAGTTGAAGCAGATAAAATTGCAGTCGGTGCTGCCATGAGGCCGAGTTCGGCAGCGCTGGCCGCCTATCTCACAGCGCATGACAGCGTCGTCATCGCCGACCTCTACACCTTCGTGCTGGCGAGCGGCGAGAGGCTGCGCTATTCCGGCTGGACGACGGCGCTCGCCGTCGTCGGCACGGGTTTCCCGAGCGGCAGCGTCAATTACAGCGCCAGCGGCAGCGTCGAATTCCTGCTCGGGCCGCGCTTCGGGCGCTCGAAGGCAAGCGTCAAGCTCGGGGTCGAGCCGGCCGAGCTCGACATCGAGATCCTCGTCGGCGCCGACGATCTGGTCGGCACCTTCACCTTCGCCGACGCGGTGAGGCTCGGGATCTTCGATGGCGCCGCGCTCGAGCTCGACCGCCTGTTCGCGCCACCGCAACCCGTCAGCTCCGGGTCGCTCGACACCAGCCTTGGCGCTCTCGTGTGGTTCTACGGGCGGGTCGCCGAAGTCGAGATCGGCCGCAGCAAGATCGCGATGAAGGTGAAGTCGCTGATGAACCTCCTGGCGATCCAGCAGATGCCGAGGCGGCTTTACCAGGCGAGCTGCGGCCATGTCTTCGGCGACGCGATGTGCGGCTACAATCGCGTCACCGGGGCCGCCGCCGACGGTACGGCCGGCGGTCCGGCGCAGATCACGGTGGCGGCGACGACGACCGATCAGGCTCTCATCACCTGCACCACCGCGGTGGCAAGCGACTATGTCGAAGGCACCGCCACCGGCGCCAGCGGCGCCAATACCGGCTACCGCCGCAGCGTCGCCAACAATGGCAACGGCGCGCAGATTGGCCTGTTCAAGCCGTTTCTCTACCCGGTCGCGATCGGAGACACCTTCACCGTGCTGCCGGGCTGCGACCACACTACCGGCAGCGGTGGCTGCACCGGCCGCAACAACCTCCCCCGGTTCGGCGGCTTCCCTTACATCCCGCCGCCGGAATTCGCGGTCTGAGGAGGTCCCTGCGAACGCAGGGACCCATTCGTCAGTCGCTGCTGCGGCGGCGAGATGGCTCCCTGCGTTCGCAGGGATCTCCTTACTGAATTGGTTTGCGGAGAGGATTTGATGGCACCGGCAATCCCGCCGCTCCGCGAAATTCTCGATCCGCATGTCGGCTGGGCGATCTTCTGCCTCCTGTTGGCATTGATCGCCGCGATCCTCGCTTTCGCGCTCGGCCTGGTGGATGGTCGGCATGACAGATGAGCTGCGCGCCGCCGTCCTGCGCGAGGCGGAGACCTGGATCGGCACGCCGTTCCACCATGCGGCGCGGGTCAAAGGCGCCGGCGTCGATTGCCTGATGCTCTTGGCCGAGGTGTATGAGCGCGCCGGAATCCGCAGCCATATCGAACCACCGTTTTACGTGCCGGACTGGCATCTGCACCGCGACGCCGAGCGCTACCTGGAAGGGCTGCTGCCCTATGCGCGTGACATCGCCGGGCCGCCCCGTGCGGGCGATATCGCGCTGTTCCGCTTCGGCCGCACCTTCTCGCATGGCGCGATCGTCGCGGGGTGGCCGCGCCTGATCCATGCCTATTGGGCGATCGGCGTGGTCTGGGGCGACGCCACGCTCTACCCGCTGAAAGGCCGCCCGGTGCGCTTCTTCACCCCGTTCGAGGACGCCGATGCCTGAGGGGCTGCATGCAACCGGCAAGGGCGGCGGTCCCAGCCCGTTCGTCAACGCCTTCGACCACCCGATGGTCGGCTCGTTGCGCTACAACACCAGCCAAGCCGGCAGCCCGGTGCCGCTGTGCTATGGCACCTGCCGCATCTCGGTCAACCTGATCGAGGGCTGGGGTTTCAGCGGCAAAGGCAGCGGCAGCAAGGGCGGCAAGGGGCTCGGCAGCTCGGGTGGCAAGAAAAGCTCGAACCAGAGTTACTCGGTGGATGTCGGGTTCGGGCTGTGCCAGGGGCCGGCGACCTTCACCAATGCGCCCTATGCCTTTTCCGGCCACAACCGGGTGTGGTCGAACGGCGGCATCGCCGGCTTCGACAAGGTCGGGCTCAACGGCTACGCCGGCAATGACGGGCAGGCGGCCGACCCGGTGTTCCTCAGCTCCGACACCAACACGCCGGTGCTCGGCTATTCCGGCACCTGCTATGTCACCGGCACGCCGATGCAGCTGGGCTCGACGCCGGCCTTGCCCAACATCTCGTTCGAGATCGGCGGCGCCGAACTCGACACCGTCGGCGCCCTCTATCCCGGCGACGCCAACCCGGCCTCGATCGTCGTCGACCTCCTGACCAATGGCCGCTACGGCGCCGGCTTTGCCGCCGCCAATCTCGACAGCGCCGGCGCAATCGCCGATTGGGGCGCCTATTGCCAGGCGGCAGAGCTCGCGATGTCGCTCCTGCTAGACAAGCAGCAGCCCTGCGCGCGTTGGCTCGAGGAGATCGCCCAGCTCACCGTGTCGGCGGTGCTGTGGTCCGGTAATCTGTTGAAGATCATCCCTTACGGCGACAGCGCCCTCAGCGCCAACGGCGCCAGCTGGACCCCGAACCTGACCTGGCAGTACAGCCTGGCCGACGCCGACTATATCGATTTCGGCACCACCGGTTCCAGTTCCGGCGGTTCCAGCGGCAGCGACCCGGTGCTGCTGACTCGCAGCGACCCGGCGCAGGCCACGAACTGGCTCAGCATCGAATACATGGACGCGGCCAACAGCTACAACCCGCAGATTATCCCGGTGTTCGACCAGGGGCTGATCGATCAATACGGGCTGCGCACCGAGCCGACGGTGCAGGCGCACGGCTTCACCAACGCGACCAGCGCCGGCATCGCGGCACAGCTGATGCTGCAGCGCA